ACACAACGCCAAGTTTGATGTGATGTATTTGTTGGAAGCAGGCTTTGAAATACCTGACCGGGTGTGGTGTACGATGATTCTTGAGTACGTTTTTGCCCGCGCCCAAACAGTGGACAAGAGTTTGAAAGGTACGGCCGAGCGAAGGGATGTTACCCGAAAGCGAGACGACCTTGTCGGTGATTTGTTTAAGAAAGGTATCGGCTTTGAAGAGATGCCCCTTACTGATGTAGTCGAATACGCCGACACGGATGTTTTGTCTTGTGCAGAAATTTACGTTGCCCAGCAGCAAGACTTACAAAAGGCCAGCAACTCTTCATTGCAAGGCGTCGCCGAACTGATGAATGAGATGCTTCTGTTTCTTGTGGAGATAGAGCGCAACGGCATCAAAATCGATCAGGACGAACTCGCGAAAGTGGAGCAGGACTTTGTGACGGAAAAGCAGCAGCTAGAGATTGCGCTGCGGGACATTGTTACTGATGTGATGGGAGACACACCAATCAACCTCAACTCCGGTGCGGACATGACCAAAGTCATCTACAGCCGGGAAGTAATTAATCGTGAGATGCACAAGCGTATGTTCAACTGTGGGGTAGGGCCGACAGGCAAACCGCTGCCTCCTGCCCGAATGAACATAAACAAGTTCGCTAATACGGTGAAGCGCACCACCCAGCGCGTAATGAAGACGGTAGCGGAGCATTGCTACACATGCGATGGCACCGGGCTGATCCAGAAGATGAAGAAGAACGGGGAGCCGTGGAAGAAAAAGACGAAGTGTCCGGCATGTCACGGTCAGGGCTTCTTATTGAATCCTACAGGACAAGTCGCTGGCTTGAAGCTTATTCCCCGCGGCCCTGAAGACGCCAGCATAAATGGTTTCAAGACTGACAAGGGCACTATCGGTAAGTTAATGATTCAGGCCCGTGAGAAGGACAACGTCAGGGCGATTGAGTTTTTAACAAAGTTGATGCGTTTGAATGCGGTGTCGGTGTACTTAGATTCGTTTGTTGCTGGAATAAAAACGTGGACTCGGCCGTCTGGTATATTACACGCACAGTTTAATCAGACTGTGACCCGCACCGGACGCCTCTCATCGTCCAACCCCAACTTCCAAAACTTGCCCAAGGGACACAAGTTCCCGGTCAGAAAGTGCCTTGTCTCTAGATTTGACGATGGTCAGATTCTTGAGATTGATTTCAGTGGTCTGGAGTTCCGGGTAGCTGGAGAACTATCTCGGGACAGCCAGATCATCGAAGACATTCGTAACGGCAAAGATGTGCATAAACAGACAGCCTCCATCATTAATCAATGTGAGGTAGAAGACGTTACAAAAGAAATGCGGCAGGCAGCAAAGGCATACACATTTGCTCCGTTATACGGTGGCATGGGTGCTAATGAACCTCCCCACGTTCAAACTTATTTCGGTGAGTACTTCAATATCTACAAAGGATTGTCGGAGTGGCACAAAGAATTAATGAATGAGGTGCTGCGCTCTGGCATAGTACAGACTCCTTCGGGCCGACAGTTTCATTTTCCGAATGCCAAACGCCTAGCCAACGGCCGCGTAACTAATGCTACGGCGATTGTTAATTATCCTGTTCAAAGCTTTGCTACAGCGGACATTGTTCCACTTAGCTGCATCAGAGCATACAAAGAATTTAAACGGCGTCAGTTTAAGACTCGCCTTGTTCTCACGGTCCATGATTCCATCGTTTGCGACGTTTACCCGGGCGAAATGTCCGAGGTGTTGGAGGTGTTGGTATGGGCTATGGAGAAGGTAGACGAGGATTTGATTGACCGGTTTGAATACCATCCGGTCTTACCTCTCACCACAGAAGCGGAGGCAGGAAAGAATTGGATGGAGACGACACCAATTAGTGTTGCATAAAGCCACTTACTGGTGTAATTTAAAATTGTTACGAAACCTATTAAGGAAATCCTATGAGTAATGAATTATCTACTGCAACACCTGAAGCGGCAAACCAACTCGCAATGATGCTTGGAGCCGTAGATGCACCCGCCCCGGCAAAGAACCGGCTCCCTAAACTGAAAGTGAACACTACGCGGAAGCATCCGTGTGAGGGACAATTCGTTGTCGAAGGTGAGGGTGTTGAACCCGTGTTTGCCGAAAAGGTCACGATCCGGGTTTTGAGCCAGTTGTTCCAGTGGTTGCACTATGATCCAGAGGAAAGCAAGGTTGTTAATAAAACCTTGATGATTCCTAACTTCCGTCACGAAGCTCTCGATATGAAGGGCACTCTTCGTTGCGGTAAACCACCGAGTCGTATACTTCGTGAGGCTTCTAAAGAAGAACAAAAGAAGTACACCGACATTACTTGCTTCCGACAGTTGCGTGTTCTTGTCAATTACTCAGGTAAAACTGAGGACGGCAAGGATGCAGAAGTGAAGAACCAGCCAGCGATTATGATGTTGAAGGGTTCAAACTTTAATCCGTTTGAAGATGAGGTTATGAAAGTTCTCCCCAAAGGCGCTTCTACTTACGAATATGAAGTAGAAGTGTCGGCGGAGGAAATGCAAAACGGCAGCGTAATTTATTACGTCATGCATTTTGAGCCAAATCTGAAGAAGAAGCTGCCTCTGTGTGACAACGTCTATGAGACGATGGTTCATATGGGCAAGATGGTTGCGGATGAAAATGAGATGATCAAGCTGAAGCATCAAGAGGCGCTTCACAACGAGAATCTGTCTTCCGGCGCCATCGATGCGTTGGCTGAAGAACTAGAAGAAGATTAATTGTTCTCCCTTGCGGGGCTGGTGGGCCATTTCCTCAAACGTTTAGGCCCGTGTGGGTTCCAGCCCCGAACCTTGGGGCCTAGTTTGTCACTCCTTCGGACTAGGCCCCTTTTTTTGAGGTATCTGTGAATTTATCTGAACGTTATGCTGCAAAGCTAAAAACACAACTTACTAAACTCAGCAACGGCGAAACGCTGCCGTATGAAGAGCAATGGATAGAAGATGCGGGAGAGATGTTTAAGGCGTCTCTCCGAAAGCAGCTTGCGGAACGAGAAAAAGGGTTCCGCATCCGTATGTCTAATTTGGGCCGTCCCGTTTGTCAGCTTCAACGAGAGAAAGCAGGCGAAGAAAAAGAAGTCATGCCGTACAACCACATTGTGAGAATGATGCTGGGTGACGCGGTTGAATGCATTATGGAAGTTTTGCTGCGAGTTGCCGGGTTAAACATTACTGGCGGTAAAGAGGAAGCAGAGCTTGAGATCCACGGGGAACAGATCCGGGGCGAGAACGACATTGAGATTGAAGGCCGTGTATATGACACCAAGAGCAGCAGCCCGTGGGCGTTTACTCATAAATGGTCTGACGGCTGGGCAGGCGTAGCGAAGGATGATGCTTTTGGGTATGCCGCCCAGTTGTGGGGCTATGCCACGGGCACTAACAAACCCCAAGGTGGGTGGATAGTTGTTAATAAGTCTACTGGCGAGGTTGAGATTGTAGAAGCGGACCCATCTCCCGACGAGGTGGCCCAGCTTGAGGCGTTTATTCAAAATAACGTCAGGACAATTGCTACCGACGCGCCATTTATAAAATGCTTTGAGCCAACGCAGGAATTGTTCCGGGGAAAACCTACTGGAAACAAGAGGTTACACACCACCTGTACATTTTGCAGTTACCGGGCTTCTTGCTGGCCTGACGCTGTCTATAAGCCACAAGGCGGCTCTAAAGCGTTAAATCCCCGTCATTACTGGTACTCTCACTATGAAGCATAGTACCCGCCAGAGAGCAATCCGGGCTGGTTATAAGTCTGGAATAGAAAAAGATGTTGCTGACCAGATCCGGCAGGCGGGGAAGGAAGTACAATACGAGCCTTTCAAGATCCCCTATGTCATTCCAGAGAGTAATCATCATTACACTCCTGACTATGTTCTCCCGAATGGGATCGTAATTGAAACAAAAGGCCGTTTTCTTTTAGCGGATCGAAAAAAACACATACTTATCAAGGACCAGTATCCCGACCTTGATATTCGTTTTGTATTTAGTCGCAGCAATGGAAGGCTGCGTAAGGGATCGAAGACCACCTATGCCGTCTGGTGCCAAAAAAATGGATTTTTGTACGCCGATACACTGATCCCGGCCGAGTGGCTGAAGGAAAAGAAAAATTTAGCATCGTTGAAGCTAATAAAATCATTTGGGGATCAGTAATGAGCGACAAGACCGCAAAAATACCGATTAACGGTTTTTATATAGAAGTAGGCAGCCATGTAGAACGAGAACTATATTTTGGCGCTTCCGAAGATTTTTTTGAGGACGCAGATGAACAATTTAAGGAGTACATGCGTGATTTTCTCTATGGCATTTATTACTTAGTTTCGACTATGCCGGATGACATTATTGGGTATGGTGCGGCTCTTCGGGCCGATAAAGATTTTGTTGAGTTTGCTACTGATTGCAAGACCAATAAAACCGCACAACGCAGCAAGCGATATACCAACAACGTGTATCCGTTTCCTGACACCACTAGAGATGACGACGATACGGTGCATTGATATGGCAAAGGCACAC